GGGAAGTAGACCGCTTCCCTTTCATTGAGTGCTATCCCAATGCCAATGAGGGTGCGGTCCTTGAGAGATATTGTCTCGGTATCTATGGCAATGACGGAAGGTTGCTCATTCCTGAGGCGTTCTATGAGTTGCTCCTCATTGTAGTCGTGAGGACCAATGTAGGCTATGTCAGGCATTGGATGTGAGGCTCAACGATGGGGATGTAGGTCTGGCCCTTCTCCTTCCAAATCCACACAACGGTGAGGGGTTCACCGCAGCGGCTACAATTAGGCGCCTCCACTAAATGCGTCCTATACTGTAGAACTGTTCCTTAACACTACCCGACACCACTCCTGTTAGGACGTGGACATAGACTTCCCTCTTATCTCCACCCTTCCAGGTGATAGTGATGTCCTCATTGGGGACCTCAATACCAAACTTATCAATGAGGTCTAGGCGGATGGAGGCGCAGACCTGCTTGATGTTAGTCTTGTGGCGTTTCTTCATTGACCTTCTCTATTAGGAAAGCTACTTCGTCACCTTCCACAGATGCTCCTACCACTGTCTCGCCCCTATCTATCTTAACGTGGTCATAGAGGTAGAGGACCAGGCTAGGTATCAAGACCCTAACGTATCGCTGTCCTTGTCTAAGAGCCATCACTATCCAACCTTTCTGAGGATAAGTATATCCTCGTCGTCTATTGTCTTGAGTCCCTTAGCTGCTGCGGGTGCTCTATATGAGGACATAGGCTGCTTCCACTTCAACCACTCCTCCAACTTAAAACCATTCTTGGTAGCCTGGTCTATGATGCCGGTGGACAGGAATTGTCGCACACCAGCCTGCATATTATCCTTGCTAATGATAGCTATGCGGGCACCATCCACTAGGCGTGAGTGTAGCCTCTGATACACCCTTACCATCCCACGGTGGAAGTAGAACTTGTTAAGGCGCCCTAGGTTTAGGCTGGATGCTTGCTTACCCCCATAGGACTGGATAGCACCAGGGGTTATACGGTCGCTGTCTCTAGTCCTTGTCTCTCCACCTGAGCTAAGGGTATTCGCATAGGGCGGGCTAAAGATAGCAGCATCACAGAGGAACTCTATGTCCTGTAGCTTCTGGCGGCAGTCACCTTCATAGACCATGATACGGCCAGGGCCCTTGGATTGGAGGTACGGTTCTAACTCCACACCCAAGTCTATACCCTCCTTCCACATTTGCTGTGTCTGCTCTAGGATGTTTAGGTACTGAGGCTCTACCTCTATAAGAGCTATGTTACGGCCCATAAGTGCCCCTATGAGTAAGGTGCCTGTACCTGCAAAGGGGTCAATTATAGTATCTCCTGGCTGAGTGAGATACTCTACCAACTCCTTGATGAGGTAGAGGTTTGCCTTGGCTGGATGGTTAAATACCTCGCCAGGAAAAAGCCTCCTCCTCCAGGTGGTGTCTCTCCCAGGGAACATTATTAGGTCCATCTCTCCTTCGCGTACCCGTTCGTATTGTGCGGCAAAGACCTTATCCAACTAATACATCCTTTCGAGTACGGTGGTAAGGGTTCATCTGGCACTTCCAGCACATCCTTTGTTGGAGCACAGCAATCAGGCACTCAGGACTTATGCAGGTGTTATGACCACAGAACTCACAGGTGACTATGGTTCTCTTACGTTCTAGGCATATGTGGCACTTCTTTTCTCCTTTGACAGTCATACGTCCGGCCTCCCAATACCTCGCAGAAACTTAACTGCTATGGCCTTACCCATACCATCTATTGCTGCCAACTGCTCAGGACTGGCAGTGGCTACATTATATACAGTACCAAACTTTCGGATAAGGGCCTCAGCCCTGGCTGGTCCTATCCCAAGGTGACTACCCATACCCATGAGGCGCACTACCATAGGATTGGGATGGAAGGTCATCTCCTTAAGATAACGCTGAAACGTGGTGTGTCCTTCCTTCTGGTCAGCCTTATAAAACTGAGTTAGCATATTCAAGGTAGACCCGTAGGTGGGTGTCTGGTGCACCTCTATGTACTTACCTACCTCATACAACCATGCGTATGCTCCTTTCATAGGTCCCAGGAAATACGACTTGCCTGCATAGAAGAGGTGGCGCTTGCCCTTGGTAGTCTCCTTGAATACAGTTGTACCTGTTGGAGAAGGTACTGCCACGCCTTCCACTACGAGTATGAGTCGGACGTTAGGGTGGGCCTGTAGTTGCCTACGCAACTGGTTCTCAATACTGTCCAGGTCGGCGAGTATCTCGTACCAGGTTTTCCTCTCAACCTGCTGCCTACCATCCACGCCTGTCCACAAGTAGTCAGCATAGCCTTCACTGTTGAGAGGCTGTACCGCACATGGTATCACAGGTGATAGAGTAGGTAGAGCCTCAGCAGGTTCGTGAACGTCGATGCCGAATACCTCGCCACTAACCATTGGTCTTTTCCTTGTTCTCCATCCACTTAACCTTCCAGACGTGGTGGGTCTTGGCAGTACACTCGGTTGCTAGGCAGTCACACTCATCACAGTACCAGCGGCCGATAGGGTTCTCCATGTTCTCAGGCGGTGGTCCTATGAATAGACTGTCACGATGACGAGTCATCGGTATCCTCATCATGTACTTGTACAGGTACAGCCCGTATGAAGTTTTCAACTCCTATATCGAAGTCCTCACTGTCAGGTAGTTCCTTTTCATATCTCTGTCGGCTCACGCTAACCGCAGCCTGGGCATATTCAGGATGCCTTGTGGCAATAGCCATACCCATAATGATTCCGCCTACAAAATGGGCACCGAGAGTACAGTCTTTGAATATACCTACTTCGTAATCCATTGCTGCTTGTTCCCAAGGACCTAGGTTACTCATCCTTACCCTCCATGAAGTCTCGCAGGTCTTCTAGGCATATACGCATTATGCCTTTGCTAGGCCTGCTGACCTTTAGCCTGCCTGAGCTAACGTATCCCTGGACAGTGGTGTAGTGTACCTTGATGAAGTCAGCAGCTTCCTTAAGGGTGAGCCATGTACAGGACATTAGAGTCCTCCTGCTATCGCAATGATGGATACTGTAGTGGCAACACCTATCAATATCCCCTCTATAAAGGACATAAACTGGTCGCTCATCCTGTGTTCTCCTTTCCTTCTATTTTCATTTCATTCCAACTCATAGCTCCTGCCGTTAGCAACTCTAAGGCCTTCTCGTATCCTGTAGGACTTCTCTGAGCGAACAGGTGCATCATGTATTGTGTGGCAGCACCAAGGCTCGCTAAGGGAACGTCACCTGAGCCTGTCCTTAGGGTTACCTGGGTGGGTTCCCCTGGCTTGTCTGGAGGTATGACCCATATGCGGAAGTCAGGCTGAGCCATGGTTCCTCCTATCCAACTCAATCCTTCCTTCTGTTCCTATAGAGACTAGGCTAGCTAGCGAGTCCCAGGTCGGGTTAGACAGGATAGTGCCTTCCTGACCTAGGTTATACCCACACTTTCGGAGCTCACCTCTAATCTCCTTGTTAGCCTTGGTGGTGAGTATGGCTATGTCCACAAAGCGGTGAGTGTTGGCTAGGCCTTCTAGTATCTTCTTGCCTGTGAGCATCTGGACGACCTTGCCATCAGGGTCAAGGCTATCCTTTCGCTCGTCAGTTAGGTGATGTACAGCAATAAGGTTCTTGGGCCTGCCATCGACCCACTTAACTCCTGCTCCGGTGGTGTAGATGTCCCTGATGGCGTCATTGACCTTGCCATACTCAATCTGGATAAGCTGTTCTCTAGGCTTAAGAGGACCTTGTGAACCAATTATAATGTTACCCTGTGGGTCATAGGCCGCGTTTTGCAGGTGCTCTAACCAGGCATTGGCCTTAGTGCGCCTAGCTATGGTCATGGTGTCCACTACAACGGTGGCTATCCTAGGGTCAGAGAAGGCAGCAGCCATGAGGTTAATGGAGTACAGCCATAGGGCGTTGTTGCCTTTGAGCCTCATGGAGTCTATCTGAATAGGACTGGGCAACTCAAAGATGGTGATGTCCACACCTTCCCATGCAGTAGAGCCTTGGTCGTTCTCCGTGTCGTAAGGGATTATACGGACACTCACATCCTTGAACAACTCCTCATACTTACCTCCCTTAATGGCCCTCTCTATCCCCATGTCAAAGGCAAAGCCTACTATAGGCATAGGGGCTGAGTATGCTAAGGTAGTCTTCCCAGTTGCCTCGTCACCCTCGATACTTAGTAGCATTGTCGGCCTCCTGTATCTCCTCTCTAAGTTTCTTCATCTTGTCAATTAACCCACTCATCTCCGCTATACAGTCACAACCGTCCACCTTAGCCTTGTACCTAGTTGCACTCCTATGCTGCTCCTTTTCTAGGTACTCCACCAGGGAGTCGGCGTAGTCCCTTTGTTTACTGCTGGCTGGGTGGCACGACATACCGGCCCTCCTTCACAGCCTTATCAATAACCTCCAACCCGTGAATGTACGCCTTGTGCAAAGGTGGACGAGTGGTTATTTGGTTCATAGGCAGCCTCCCTATCCCTTCAAGCAGGGCATCTAAGGCTGCGTATATCTCCTGCTCTCTTTCCATTATGGGTGTCCTCTCCTAACTCTTGGTTTGTGTCCTGCATGGTAGCCAGTACAGAACGGACATTTGTAGATAACTAGGCTAGGCCTCAATCCACTCTGTCTAGCCTCCTGCTTAGAGGCATAGCGGGTTTTCCTCCTGCACTGGCGGCGCCTAAGTCTCCTCTTACTTGCCATCGCCTGGCCTGTTACAGACCAATATATCCACTGCTTGCTCCAATGCCTTAAGCTGCCACTCAGCTATGTCCTTTTTAGATATGGATTGCCTCCTTGTCTTGTTTATCCTCTGCTCCAGTAGTTTCCATGCTAGGCCGTACACATCAGGATCAGGCATCAGACTTCACCACCCCCAATTTCTTGGCCTGCTCACAGAAGGACATTACAGGGCAATACCTAGCACACCTCACCTGCTCACCAGGCCTGAACTGTACCTCGTAGCCGCTCATACTGCTAGCCATAGCCTTCGCCATAGCAGGCTCCTCAAACACTCTGTATGCTTTCTTAGCACCAGCTTTCATTACGGCCCATGAATCTGGTCTAGCCCACCTCTCCTCAGGTGTACACTCTGGATAGGTGCCAGATCTAGCCAACTGATGCAGCTTGACCTTTTCTTGAAAGGCCAATGCCTGTGAGTCCAATGCCCACAAGGGTATGGTGTGCTCGATGACCTTGAGAGGTGGATACTGCTTGTCCCTCTCTACCTGTGAGGCCATCCAGTCGCGGAACCACATAACTACCCTTAGCTCGTCCACTTGTATATGGCTACGAGCAGCTAGGTAGGCGTAGAAGTTAAGCTGTTCCTCATGGTCCTCCTTCCCACCTAGTATGTGGCTCCACACCGAGGATACCTTGTAGTCCTTGAGTGTGTTAGTCTCCAAGTACAGGACATCGAACTGACCTGAAATAGTCCATCCGTTATAATCTACTGTGAGGCGATACTCTTGCAAGGGTACACCTACTTCTGGCTGTCCCTCCTCAGGGTCAAATGAGCCTCGCCTACCCAGGGCTAAGATGTGGTGTAGTGCCCTCCCCTCTAGCATATACAGGCCATCTACCACATCCTGCACTAGCTTATCCTGGTGCTTGTCCTCCAGGTATGTAATCTGAGGAGGACGCACCAGCCTGGTAACCGAAATGTCACCTACAGCCTCGTAGTCATCCGTCATTACAGCCTGGGCTATGACGGGGTCGATGTGGTGCTTGTTTGTCCACCTCATTTAATTACTCCTATTGAACCAGGCTTGTCCCGTACATGCTGCCAGCACAAGGGTCTGCCATTCCATATATGTGTTGCTCGCCTAGCACATTGAATGTTCTTCCTGCCAAGTGGGTCATGCTTGTTAAAGTCTGAACATCGCCTGCTCATCTCTCTCCTTTCCAGGCGGGGTGCCCCCAGGCCAAAGGGAGGTAAGACCTGAGGACACCCCGTACCTGACTAAGTAGAAGGTGTCTCTACTGCTGCCTTGTGCAGTATCCCCTCTGCATCACGGGTCAGCAACTTCATCTCCGTGAGGGTGGATAGCAATACACGGCTAGTGATAGCCTCCACTATGTTAGGGCGCTCGGTTACCTTGGAGTTGGTAAGTGCGTCGGAGTAGAACTGAGGCTCAGTCTTGCCGTCGGCTAGGCCTACAAGGAACTGATTAAAGTCCTCATCCTTCTCGGCCGTTGAGCCTAGACCCTCCACCTCTATGACCTTCCAGCAGGGCTGGTCTGTATCGCCCCATATTGGCCGGTTGTTGCCGTCCAACTGTGGCAGACCATCGTCGCCTACTAGAGGTGAGCGAATCTGGTGAGGCATTATGGCCCACTCCTGTTTCTTGCCTACCAAGGCCTCTAAGCCATCAGCGGACAGCTTACGCAAGGAACTGGCGAAGGCATCCCACTTCGTTCCACCACGCGAGTCCTTAGGTGGCTTATAGCCTATCTTGATGATGGCTATAGGGAACGGATAGGGCTCTGTAGCCTCAAGGACCTCAACATCCGTAAAGTTGAAGAGGATAACCATGTACTTGCCCTGGTCCTGCTGGCTTGTCCTCTCGTCAGCCTGGTAGTTAGCCAGGAGCCCTTTGAATCTGAGGAGTGGCGAGTCACCTCCCGTTGGGCGGTCTATGCTAGGTACGAATCCTTCTTGCACTATCTATTCCTCCTTAGTTACCGTATACTGCGTCTTGGCAATCCTGGCACCAGCCAGAACTGCGGTACTCGTCCCTGCTGCGGTCATCCTTGAACTCGGTAGCAGGACCTCCGCATCCTATGGGTGGGTCTATGCACTTGTCAGCCTCAATAGCTGTAGTCCTACCACTGAATCCTTCAAGTAGCTTCTCTACCTCTGGTGGCTTAGGTGTTGGTTCTGCCATCCTCCTCTCTGCCTTCCTATAAATGTCCTACACGTTCGGTTATGTTGTTCAACCTGTCTAATAGGCGTGCTAGACCTCGCTGACATCGGGCTACACCATTCTCTGGACCGTCTTGTGCAGGGGTATCAGGTGTCTTATCCGCACCACCGTCTGCACATATGCGGTCTAT